CAACTGCCGCTTGAATTTTATGAGCATGAGATCTTGAAGAATTACGTATTTTTGAGACAGATGCTTTAGCAGTATCCACGTTCTTAAAACCGAGTCCGTGAATAGTTCCTTTAGGATTTTCATCTGTATACAAGTCAGAGTGTTTTTTTGAGTTTGCAGGTTGACCCTTCTTTCTAGGTATGCGAGGATTTGACTCTTCCTTCATTGCTTTTTCTAAATCATCTGCTTGTTTTGCATGTGTTTTAGAACCACTCCTTAGTTTCTTGACTAAGTGTTTCACGAAAGGTTTGTCATTCTTATCCAATTCTTCCTTCGTAACCTTCTTCTCAGGAAGACCTTTATGTTTTGTGGATGCAAACTTTTTTACATCACTTTTTTTCATATCTGCTGCTGCCTTTGCAGTCTCAGGTGTAGTTGGAGCTTGCTCTCCCTTTTGTATGGCACGAACAATTCCAAAAAACTTTTGTTGTTTCTTAGATAGTGCTGGCATTACTTTTTACTCATATCCATAATAGCCTTGCCATATTTCTTTTTGACAAGTTCAAGTGCAGAAGGTCCTGTGTTTACCTTTTGTGTTTTTCTAACTTCATCACTCACTGGCATTGTTGTTGCATCTTTCTTATTTTTATTTTTTCTTATTCTTCCTTGATCTCTTAATCGATCATATCCTTCCTCACCTAAATTAAAGTTTTTTTTTACTATTGAATCGAGTGCTTGAACTGCTGACAATACATATTCTTCTTTCTTTGTATTAGCAGTATGCTTTGGATTCTTTTTAGGATCTTTTAGTTCTTGTCTTCTAGAACTATGATGATCCATTCTCTTTTTAGCACTCATCTTGTAACGAGGAGTCTTCAAAGGTGTCTTTCCATCCTTCTTGGTGGTAACTTTCTCGTCTCTTTTCTTACGATGCCCTTCAGCACCAGAATCATAACCACTTCTGGATTTTATAGGGTTGCTCTTATTTCTAGCAAATCCGAACGATTTTGCACCACCACCTGTTTGATTACCACCTTGTGTTTCTGGTGATCGATTACGACTTGCCTGTGATTGAGATAAGTTGTAACCTGCTCTTTCATTCTTACCTGGACCAAAACTACCTTTTTTTCTATACTCGTAAGAACTTCTCCTTCTAGCACCTAATGTTTTTGCTCTATCATATGCTTTATCAGAAAGTTTATCAGGATCTTCTGTAATAGATTCTCCTTCTGGTTCATGAGATGCCATGATTTCTTTTCCTGCACCAGAAGCTACTGCCTGAATTTTCTTACGCAATACCATTTTTTTAATTTGGTTTGCCTTCTTTTCCTGAGTTTCAATTGACTTATCAGGTTTTTCTCCACCATCAGCACCATACATCTCATCAACTAATTCACCATTTAATTTAAATGACATGTTTAAACCTTTAGCTCTTAACTTATTCTTCATAAGATTTACAAGAGTAGGCATTGATCTTGGATCATCCTTACCACTATCAGGTTTCATTGTCTTCATCGCATCAATCATACCGTCATCTTCTTCTTTCTTCTTGTCATTATGTTTCTCTTCTTTCATATCTGGATTTACTTTAATAACATTTTTACCCTTCATTACATCCATTTTTTTCTGATTCGCATCTGGTTTATCAGTTTCTGCAACCTCACCAATAAACTCTTCTTTTGCCATTGCCTTTCCAATTGCCTTACGACGATTCATTAAATAAGAATCTGTCTTATCTTTTTTACCATCATTATTAACATCACCATCTTCTTTTCCAACTGGATCTAGTCCTTTTCCTGATTTTACTTTAGCAGTCTGTTCACCCTTTTTCTTTTCACCTTCATATGGAGATCCATATCCTGTCATCTCGACAGATGCAATATTAGGGTTTTTTCTAAGTTCTGAAATTTTATCACGAGTTGCCATGCGAGTATATGACTTACCAGTCTTCTTGTCTTTAACACGAATCTTATACTTACCACCTTCAGATTCTTCTTTTATCTCATCTTCATGTGGAATTGTATTACCATCTTTATCTTTCTGGTGATGCTCTATGAATGCCCTCTTAACTAATTTTGAAATATTATTTGAAACATCAACAAAATCATATTCTTCACCAACTAACATTTTTTTAGCTAATGCTTTGACATTACCAGGTGCAGGTGACTTTCCAAGTTGAGACAAATAAGCTCTCTTAAGAGTTACAGGATCCGATTTCTGACCATCCTTAAATCCTTGCTTGACTTTATATCTAACATCGTATGCGAGTTGACGTGCAGATTTACGAATTTTATCGGCAGCACCCGCTCCAGCTTGTACTGGTTTTGCAGCATCTTCAGATATTATGTTACCCATTTTTTGTTTCAATTTCTTTTTTTCTATATTTATTTATGAAATGTTTTCCGTACGATGATCCAGGCACTAATGTTTCAACGTATTTACGGTAAGCATCTGTGCCAATTAATCTTTGATCAGAGGGAACTCCAGATTTAGTTGTGCCATTTACCATTGCTTCTGAGACATCTTTAATCCATGATTTAAACATAATATTATCTTCTGTAACACAAATAAGATAACTTGTTCCTCTACGAATAATTTTTCCTATAAGTCCACTATTTAAATTCTCAACAACATCTCCAATTTTAAATATTTTTTGATTTATATAATTTTCACGAAGATTTTTCCAATCAAATTTTGGTGCAATTTGCCATAGGTTCCATCCCTCTTTAATATTCATTCCTTTTCTAACATTATTAAATAAATCCTTTGCCATTTTCTTATTCATTGAAGTTGGAACACCTCTGATAAAACCTTCAAAATCATTTTCTGCTGCAGCCTTTCTTTGTTTTGATGCAGACATACCAGATACATCATCAGAATCAGCATCACGATCACCAGCAGAACGAACTTCAATATTATCAAAATTATAAAGTTTACCATTGTAAGTTCCAGTAAGTTTCTCAAACTCTGCAACACGATCACTACCACCTACAATTCTTACATTTGTATATCCATCGGTGTGTGCTTTTTTTAATACATCAAAGATAGTGCGATTTGCTCCATCATTTACAATTTTATCCTTATGCTTTGGAAACATCTGTTGCATTGCAGATACTTTCATATCAGGATCTAATGGATTCTTTTTCTTATCCTGACTTCTTGATGGTACAATTACATAATCTCCATCATCAGATGATGTTGCCACAGTATCCAAAAGTTTTTCATGACCTGTAGTTGGTGGATTAAATCTACCAAATGCAATAGTTAAAGTTCCTTTTGTTTTTTCTACCTCTGGTGGAATCATCTCAATTGGTTTTTCCTGTTGAGGTGCTGGTTGTGATAATTTCTTTTCTTTCTCTGTTTGTGGGGGATCTTGTTTACCTATCTTCTGTCTTTTATTAAAAAATTTAAGTTGTCCTCTTTCTGTCTTTGCTACAAATTCTCCTTGTTTATCATACCATCCTCCATGACCGTCACTCTTCAAACCCATACGAGTGGCTTGTTGTACGGCTACTGATTCTCCTAAAAATTGGAAAAAAGTTTTCATCTACAAAGTTTGGATGTTACTGATCTTTCGTTGGCGATAAGATAATTAATGAGTTTTTGCCTCATAATAATATATTTATCTTTATGTTTCTTAAGTTTTTTATTTTTAATCATTGACTCAAATATTTGATAGCAATGATAAATGAAATCATTAAATTTTTGTTTTTTGTTTTTTGATTTTGATTCGTACGATTGAATCAACTCATCTACATTAATCACGGCAAAAACTTATTTCTTAAAATATTTATGGATGATATCAATCTGATCTTGGTACTTAGCAATCATATCTAATTCTCCCTCTATTGCTTCTACAATATTTGAATGTTCTCCAATACCTACAGGATTTGCAAGATACACTTCAATGTTTGCTTTGTGTTTCGCAATATCACCTTGTGCGTGTGCGAGTAATGCTTTAATTAATTGTTCTCTCATTTTAGTAAGTGTTTATAGTATTACCAACTGGATCAGCAGATAACCATCCAGTCGCAATATATTTATTTTTTAATGGTGGGTTTCCTCTATGAAGGTGTGTAAATCCACCTGGCCATATAACAACCGTTCCTTTCTTGGGTTTTATTTTAACTTGCTGATATAAAAATTCAGTCTCTCCCCCTTCATCAACATCATTCAAATAAACCATCCATACTAAGGTTCTATGTAAAGTTTCTAAAGTATAATTTTCTGCATGAAATGTATGATATCCTTGTTTTGGTAAAGTTTTTTGTAAAAGATTGACACTACTATGAAGATCAAGATTCATTAATTCTGGATACCATATTCGATATTGATCTAAACATGCTTTAATACCGACCATCATATGATCAGATGCACGACTATAAAAAGCTTGGATATTTACTTGTCGATCTTGCCTATTAGAATTACTTCTTGCAGTATAATAATCAGTTTTTTCAATAAAATTTATTAAAAAATTACAATAATCTTCTTGAAATATATTATCCCATATCCCAATAAAATCCTTATTAATTCCATTTTCTGGAGAATTAATCTGTAAATCCCATCCGTTAACATATAATTCTTCTTGTTCCATTAATTATCTATCACCTTCTCTGCGATTTTCTGAATAATGAACATCAAAGTCTCCACCAGGATATCTCTTCTTTAACTTTTCAACGTTACCTTCAATTACTTCATCAAGAGAAACATGTAGTGCTTTACATGCTTGCATTACGTACCACATAACATCTCCCAACTCAATAATGAGATGCTCACGATTATCATGATTCCAAGGCTTACCCTGAAAAACCATTTTCTTAACGATCTCCATAAATTCACCACCTTCAGCACTAATGCCAACAGCAGCAGTAAGAAGCCTGTGAATATTGGAACCTTCTCCGTCAAGGGTACTAAGACTTTTAAGGAAAGATTGATAATCTTTACTGGGATCGGATGTGACACCATCCACGAATAAAGCATACTTATCCAAGTCAACTTTTGATCCTGCATAATTGATATGTGGTTGTTGATCGTTGTGAGTGTTGTAATCTCCAGACATAAAACTATTTAATAAAATATAGGATAATAAGAGCAGGTATAATAATAAAGAATTGTGGAAGAAAATTCAAAATGATAGCACGTTCTCCAGTTTTAAATCCAACATAAACCCATCCTGCAGCACCAATCATTTGTAATATACTATTCCAAGGAGTCCACCCCATTACATGGAAAACCATAGCAATAAGAATTACAACGGCACTTGACCATTTAACTCTTTGAACTATCAAAATTTAAATTCAGCAAATGACTTTTTAGGAACTTTATCCTTTTTATTATACTCCTCTTCATTTCCATTGTCAAGAATATCATCTTGTGCTTTTTGCTCACAGTCATATAATCTCATCTTTGCACGATCAACTCCTACAACAAACCTCTTGAATATAGTTGGGTCATTGTAACGATTCTTAAGTTGTTTTACCATTATCTGATTTAACTCCTCAAGCTCCTCCGTACTAATAAGAGCAAACATAAGATCAGCAGTGGCAGGTAAACCAAAGGACTCACTTGTGTCAGTAAGATCGACATCACTACTACCATAGCCAGAACGAGTCGTCTGAGTAGCGGAGACGATAGGTACATTAGCCTCAACTGCAAGACCACGGAGTTCTTCCGCAATCGCTTTAATATACGAGTAAGAATTAACATTGCTTCCTGCCCTGTAACGTGAAGACGCACATATATTTAAGTAATCTATGAATATTATATCAGGTTTAAATGATTTTTTCAATGATAATTCATTTAACAAAGTTTTAAAATGTCCACTATGTGCTGATGCTGTTGGATATTCTTTAATAATTAGGTGCCCTTGAGTCTTCTTTGATATATTATTTACTTTTTTATCAAACATGGGTTTAGGTAAATCAGTCAATCCTTGAATTGGAACATTTAAAAGGTTTGCATCAATTCGTTCAGCAATTTTCTCCTCTGCCATTTCCATTGTAATGTAGAGTACGTTCCTCCCTTGGAGCAACACGGAGCTAGCGTGATGGCACATGAATAGAGATTTCCCGACACCCGTACCAGCAAGTGCGATGTTAAGAGTCTTATTAGGTAGACCACCTTTTGTAATTTTATTAAAATATTCCAGATCAAATTCAATTTTTTCTTCTTTCTTGTGATAATATTCATATCTTTCTTCGTAGTTAAGTAGATAATCATGACCAATGTTATTGTCAAAAGAAACTGAGAGGGCATCTGATAAGATTGTTGGTATGGCATCACGATTTTTCTTTTCATCATTCCCATCTGCGATGTGAATTGATTCCATCAAAGCAAGATATATTGCACGATCACGACACCATTTTTCTGTCGAATCAAGCAACCATTGCTGATCCACAGTGGACTCAACCAAAAATGAATTTATTTCTTTAATGCCTTTAACTTCTTCATCAGTTAAATCAGTTCGATTGTCAACCTCAATATTTAGTGCTTCGATAGTAATCGAAGAATCATACTTAACGATAAATGACATTATCTCTTCAAAGATGACTTTTTCTTTTCTATCTTCAAAATAATCTGGTTGTATAAACGGAGATACTTTCCGTGCATACTCTTCGTTATGTATTAAATTCTTTAAAATCGTAGACTCAATTCTTTCCATCAGTGATAATGTAAGTAAGTACTCATAATATATTTGGGATTACTTATTGGTGGTTCACCCAAATGTGGATATTCCCAAGTCGGTGGAAATATAATAACGTTTCCTCTCTTTGAAGTAAACTCTTTGTTCTGATATGGAAAAATAGTTTTACCACCAGAAGGCACATCATTTAAGTAAAATAACATAGCCAAAGATCTCCTAGATGTTTGATGATCTATCACATCTACATGCTCATCAAATCTATCCTGCCCTCCAACCTTATACTTTTTAATACGAAACTCTTCAAGATATTTAAATTGTGGTAAATACTTTGCTTGTGGAACATCTTTTTTATAGAAATCAAGAGCAACAGAAAAATAATTACAGAGATTTGATACTACATTAGTATGATATTTGTTTAGATTTAATTGTGTAAAAGTTGGTTTTGATTGATTATCAACTCTTTCATGATTAGCCACATCAGTTTCATACAAGTTAATGAGGTAATCACAAAAGTTTCTAGGTAGAATATTATAACTATAAAGATCCATAACTATATGTCTTCATTGCAATCTCATCTAACTTTTTCATAACCTCTTCTGTAAAATATTTTTCTGGTTCTTCGTATATGTTTTTTGCGTATACTTTCTTACCATTCATCTCATATCTACCTGCCACATTCTTCCAAAGACCACCTAGTTCTCCAAGTTCTAGAAGACCATAATATCTGTCAAGACCCCTTTCATCATAGTAGAGTCTTATTTCAACTTGTTGGTTTTCTTTGGAGAGTCTACTTTTAGCCGTCTTAGCTTTAATAATGTTTCCAACAACCTCTGTCTTATCCTTTTCCTTTTTCTTGCTGAGATAAATGATTGTAGACGCGGCATACTTGAGGCCAC